TGGTTTGGCTGCTAGAACAGACTTAATCGCAGACTCATGGTTTTCACCTGCTGGATTAAACAGAGGTGTTATCAGAGGCGCTGTTAAGTTGGCGTTCAATCCAAACAAAGTACAAAGAGATCAATTGTATGTTAAAAGAATTAATCCAGTTGTGACTTTCCCAGGTCAAGGAACTGTATTATTCGGAGACAAAACAGGTCTAACTTCACCAAGTGCTTTTGACAGAATAAACGTAAGAAGATTGTTTATTACTTTAGAGAAGGCAATATCAACTGCTTCTAAATTCCAACTCTTTGAATTTAATGATGAATTTACAAGAGCTAACTTTAGAAACATTGTAGAACCTTTCCTAAGAGAAGTACAAGGTCGAAGAGGTATTACGGACTTCTTAGTAGTCTGTGATGAAACTAACAATACAGGCGAAGTAATTGATAGAAATGAATTTATTGCTGAAATCTTTATCAAACCAGCGAGAAGCATTAACTTCATAACACTTCAATTTATCGCAACAAGAACTGGCGTGGCTTTTGAAGAAGTCGCTGGGTAAGGATAGAAGAGGAGAATAAAAATGGCAAACATAACAGACTTCAAAGCTAAACTTTCTGGCGGTGGTGTAAGAGCCAATCAGTATAAGGTAACATTACCTTTTCCTGGATACGCCCAAGTTGGTGGAGAAACCGAAGACTTAGCTTTCTTGTGTACTGCTACAACAGTACCTGGATTTACTGTCACTGAAGTGCCGATAAACTTCAGAGGAAGACCTATATACGTTGCTGGCGATAGATCATTTGATACATGGTCTATTACTGTTTTAAATGATACTAATATGAGAGTTAGAAATGCGATGGAAAGATGGCAAAACGGTATCAACAATATGAGTGATAACGAAGGATTAACAAATCCTGTTGACTATCAAGTAGACGCATTTGTAGATCAATTAGACAGAAACGGTAATAACATTAAATCATATACTTTAAGAAGTTGTTTTCCAACTTCTATCGGTAGTGTTGATTTAAGTTACGCTCCAACTGATACTATACAAACTTTTGGTGTGACTTTTAGATTCCAGTTTATGGAATCAAATACTACTACTTAATATCTCATATAAGTATTAAGTAACAGGAGAAATAAATTATGGCTGAATTATTTGGATTTAGTATTACTAGAGCAAAAAAGCAACAAGATCCAAAACAAAGCTTTACAACCAAACAAGCGGATGACGGTACACAAACCGTCGCCGCTGGTGGTTATTTTGGTCAGTACCTTGACATGGAAGGTACTGCCAAAACAGAGGCAGACCTAATAAGAAGATACAGAGAAATATCACTACATCCCGAATGTGATATGGCTGTTGAGGATATTGTCAATGAAGCAATTGTTGCTAATGAAATGAAAGACGCTGTAAGGGTAAACGTAGAAAATTTGCCTTACGGTAAGGAAGTAAGAGTTAAAGTAGAAGACGAATTTAAACAAGTATTAAAATTATTAAATTTTAGTACAAAAGGACATGACATCTTTAGACGATGGTATGTTGATGGCAGAATTTTTTATCATAAGATAATTGATAGAAATAGTCCTAAAAAGGGGATGACTGAATTAAAATATATTGATCCTCGTAAAATCAAAAAGATAAGAGAAATAAGAAAGAAAAGACCAGAGGGTGCTGGTCCTAATATGTTAGCTGTTGTTGATGAGTATGTTGAATACTTTTTATTTAATGAAAGAGGTGTAACAGGCACAACTTCAGGACAAGGTATTAAAATCGCACCTGACACAATCGCTTTTTGTGCTAGTGGTTTAATAGATCAAAATAAAAATATGGTCTTGTCTTACTTACATAAGGCAATTAAACCAGTCAATCAGTTAAGAATGATTGAAGACGCAACAGTGATTTACAGAATCGCTAGAGCACCTGAAAGAAGAATATTTAAAATTGATGTAGGTAATTTACCAAAAGTAAAAGCTGAACAATATTTAAGAGACGTTATGGCAAGATATAGAAACAAACTTGTATATGACGCTTCAACAGGTGAAATTAGAGACGATAGAAACTATATGTCAATGTTAGAAGACTTTTGGTTACCTAGTAGAGAAGGTGGCAGAGGTACTGATATATCAACTTTACCTGGTGGTCAAAACTTAGGTGAGATTGCTGACATAGAGTATTTTCAAAAGAAATTATATAGATCATTAAACGTGCCTGTAAGTAGACTAGAGTCTTCTACAGGATTTAATTTAGGTAGATCAACTGAGATTACAAGAGACGAGTTGAAATTTACTAAGTTTGTTCAAAGACTTAGAAAGAAATTTACAGAGTTATTTAATGATTTATTAAGAACACAATTAATATTAAAAGGTGTCATTGCTGAGGGAGATTGGCCGACTGTTTACAATTCTATTACATATGACTTTTTACAAGATGGTCATTTTTCAGAATTAAAACAAACAGAAATGTTAAGAGAAAGATTGGCATTGGCAGGAGAAATGAGAGAATACATTGGTAAATTTTTCTCTGTTGATTATGTTAGAAAAAGTGTACTTAAACAAAATCAGAGAGAAATTGAAGATATGGATAAACAAATTAGAAAAGAAGTTGATGACGGTATTATCGCTGACCCACAAGCTCAGACAGGTAATAACGACATAGATTTATAGGAGATAAAAAATGAGTGAAGAAGTAAAAAACTTTATTGACGCTTTGGCAAACGGTAACAACGATCAGGCGGGTGAAGCATTTAAAGACGCATTAAAAACAAAAGTAGGTAGTCAGTTAGATAATCATAGAAAAGATTTAGCTGGTAATATGTTTAATGGAACAATTGAGGCAGAACCTCATAGTGACCCTAAACCAGTGATTGCTGATCCAGGTACTTTTGAACAAGATGGTACTGTATCACCTACTACTAAAGATGGACAAGCTGAAGTTGATTTAACACAACCATCGCCAGCAGGAGTTGATATAGATAATGCCGAAAGTCAGTAAGATATTTGAAGATAAAAAGTTAATTAACTCAAAAGCATATAACAGTCTTTCTCCTGTTATGAAAGAAGCTGTAAATGATATGTTTAAGATGATTAACAATAAAGGCAATATTATACTGAATGTGGAAAACGCTGTGGATAAAGTAGCAGAGTTTCACAAAATTAACAAAGAGACATTATATCAATATATTGAAAAAGAAACAAACGAGCAATTAGGAGTGTAAAATGGCACAAACGTTTATAGTTAAAGGTGATGTCGTAACAAATGCTAGCTCTAATAATTTTAGTAGAGCAAACTTTGTAAGAGTAACTGCTACTGCCGACACAACAGGCACAGTATTAGACTCAGACGATAATCAATTAGGTCAATTCTACTTAGAGAATGGCGACACTGTTATATTAGAAAAAAATCCAGGTGATAAAGTTACATGCCCTACTTCAAAAGGTAGTGCTGTAGGATCGCCTAGAAGTTAATTATGACAATAGCAACTACACAGGTGGTTGATGACGCTTTCAAAACTATTACCTCAGCAAAAGGTATAGGTAATGAGTCAGAGCAAAAATTTGTAGTAGTATCTGAGTTATTAAATGCGAGCTCAGAACCTAAAGTATCTATCGCAAATCTACATTATGAAATTTTAGGTACAGGTAATATAGATGTATTTTTTGAAAATGATACTACTAAAAAAGTTACAATATCTGGTAGAGGTAATTACGGACTAAAACCAGGTGAAGCAAAAATAAAAGAGGTTGTAGGTAACATATTACTAACAAGTGATAGTAATGTTACTTCATATAATATAATTTTAGAAACACATAAAGAAGAGGGATTTAATGGCTGATACAGTAACTAGTCAAACAATAGCAGATACGTCTGGTCTGAAGTTTACAGTAAAACTTACAAACTTTTCAGATGGTACAGGTGAAACTTTAGTCAAAAAAGTTGATGCTTCAGAGCTAACTTTTATGACAGAGGATGGTAACAGAAAAATAAGTAAAATATGGTTTTCAGTAAATACTTCAAATCCTAAGTCTGCTGTAGAGTTAATATGGGATGGCACAACAAATGCTACTGCCATGTTGTTATCTGGTCAAGGTCACTTTGATTTAAGACCATCAGGAAGTGAGATAATTAACAACGCTTCTACACCGACTGGTGATGTATTATTATCAACAAAAAACTTTGCTAGTGGTGATAATTACACGATTATAGTAGAGTTTAGATAAAAATTTGTATAAATAGTAAAGTAAGAGAGAGAACTTATGAAACTAATATCGGAAGAAATTCAAAGCGCAGAGTATCTTGTTGAAGAAAAAAACGGCAAGAAAGAATACAAAATTAAAGGTATCTTTTTACAATCAAATGTAAAAAATAGAAATGGGCGTGTATATCCAAAAGATATACTTATGAAAGAAGTAAAAAGATATAACCAAGAATTTATCAATAAAAATAGAGCATTTGGAGAACTAGGTCATCCTGACGGTCCTACTGTCAACCTAGAAAGAGTTTCACATATGGTGAAAAGACTTTATCCAGAAGGCGATAATTTTATTGGTGAAGCTAAAATAATGAATACGCCATACGGTAAGATTGTAAAAGGTCTTATTGACGAAGGTGCTCAATTAGGAGTATCTAGTAGAGGTATGGGTTCATTAGAACAAAGAGGTGGTGCTAACTATGTAAAAGACGATTTTTACTTAGCCACTGCCGCTGACATTGTTGCTGATCCGTCAGCTCCAGACGCTTTCGTTGAAGGCATTATGGAAAACAAAGAATGGGTTTGGGACAATGGCGTTCTAGTTGAAAGAGACATTGAAGCTTGGAAACTAGAGCTTATAAAAACTAAAAGACGAGCATTAGAAGAGAAGAAATTGGAAGTATTCTCTAATATGCTTAAAAAACTTTAATTTTATAAATATCTAGTAAACAAGAGAAAATTACTAGTAATTTTAAAAAGGAGATTTCTCAAATGGCCGAAACAGAAAAACAAGTAGAGGCGTTGGAAAAAGAAGCGGTGGCTGAAGCAAGTGCTAACCCACAAGCGGACGCTCCGAAGAAAAATGCTGTAGCGGCAGAACCAAGCAAATTGAAAAATGATGCTGAGGATCTAGGCGCACCAGTTGTTAAACCAACTGACAGCAATCCAGACGCAACTAAAAAAGTTAGTCAAGTTTCTGACGTTGTGTCGAAATCAAGTCAAGTGGCTGCTGAGCCATCACACTTGAAGACGGCTAAAAAAGAAGAAGCTGACGCAGAGAAATCAGAAAAAGAAGACAAAGCAGAAGCAATGCATGACAAAGAAGACGAGAAAAAAATGATGAAAGCTGGAAAAATGATGAAAGCTGGCTATCATAAAGAAGAAGATGAGAAATCATCTGAAGAGTCTTATGATGTTAAAGCAGATGTAGATGCTCTTGTTGGTGATTCTGATTTATCGGAAGAGTTTAAACAAAAAGCTGCTACTATTTTCGAGGCTGCTATTAAATCTAAAGTTAAAGCTGAAACTGCTAAACTTGAAGAAGAATACGCTAAGAAATTAGAAGAAAATACTGAGTCTCACAAAGCTGAATTAGTTGAAAAAGTTGATTCTTACTTAAACTACGTTGTAGAAGAGTGGATGAAAGAAAACGAAATCGCTATTGAGAGAGGTATTAAAGGCGAGATTGCTGAAGACTTTATCAGCGGTCTTAAAAAACTATTTGAAGATCACTACATTGATGTTCCAGATGAAAAATATAACGTCTTGGAAGATCAAGCTTCAAAAATCGAATCTTTAGAGAAAAAACTTAACGAAGAAATCGAAAAGAATGTCGAATTACACAAGCATAACGGTGAGTTAAAAAGACAAGACATCATAGATGAAATGTCAAAAGACCTTGCTGATACTGCTAAAGAGAAATTTGACGGCTTAGTAGAGTCAGTTGAGTATTCAACAGAGAAAGATTTTAGAAACAAAGTAGAAACTCTTAAAGAGTCATATTTTGGTGCTAAAGAAGAAGTGAAAAATAGTGACATAGATGATGTAGCGGCAGGCGCTGAACCAACTGAGACAGTTGATTTATCGAATGCTATGGCTGCTTATACCGCCGCTATTAAAAAAACAAAAGACATTAAGGTGTCGAAATAATAATACAATAGAGGGAGAAAAACAAAATGTTTTTATCTGAACAAGTAGAAAAAAAATGGCAGCCAGTCTTAGAACATCCTGATTTACCAAAAATTAGTGATTCATACAGACGTGCCGTTACAAGTGTTATCCTTGAAAACCAAGAGAAAGCACTAAAAGAAGACAGAGCATTTATCTCTGAGGCTGCTCCTGCTAACCAAACAGGATCTAGCGTTGACAATTGGGATCCAATCCTAATTTCATTAGTTAGAAGAGCAATGCCTAACCTAATCGCATACGACATTTGTGGTGTTCAACCAATGACTGGTCCAACTGGTTTAATTTTTGCTATGAGAAGCAGATTCTCAAGCCAATCTGGAACAGAAGCATTATTTGACGAAGCTGATACAGACTTTTCAAGTAGAAATGCTGCTGGTGACTCAACTACAAATACTGGCGTAACTGAGCAAAGAGGTACTAACCCAGCAATTCTTAACGACAGCCCAACAGCTGGACAAGAATATTCAACTGGTCAAGGTATGACTACTGCTTACGGAGAAGCATTAGGTGATTCATCAAACAACGCATTTGCTGAAATGGCTTTCTCAATTGAGAAGTCAACTGTAACTGCTAGAACAAGAGCCCTAAAAGCTGAGTACACAATGGAATTAGCACAAGACTTGAAAGCTATCCATGGTTTAGATGCTGAGACTGAATTGGCTAACATCCTATCTGCTGAAATCCTTGCTGAAATCAACAGAGAAGTTGTAAGAACAATTTACATCAACGCTGAAAAAGGTGCTTCTGCTAACACAGGTACTATCAACACAACTACTGAAGGAATCTTTGACTTAGACACAGACTCTAACGGTAGATGGTCAGTTGAGAGATTTAAAGGTCTTATGTTCCAAGTAGAGAGAGAAGCTAATACTATCGCACAAAGAACAAGAAGAGGAAAAGGTAACATTATAATCTGTTCATCAGACGTTGCCTCTGCTCTTCAAATGGCTGGTGTGTTAGATTACACTCCTGCGTTAAACAACAATCTAAACGTTGACGATACTGGTAATACTTTTGCTGGTGTATTAAACGGTAGATACAAAGTATACATTGACCCATATGCTGCTAACCAAGCTGCTAAGCAATACTTTGTAGTAGGTTACAAAGGTACTTCACCTTATGACAGTGGTTTATTCTACTGCCCATATGTACCACTACAAATGGTTAGAGCCGTTGGACAAGACACATTCCAACCTAAAATCGGTTTCAAAACAAGATATGGCTTACAAGCTAATCCTTTTGCTGAAGCTGGTACAGGCGACAATGCTGTTATCAATGGTGCTGGTAATGCTAACGCAAACAGATATTACAGAAGAGTACAAGTTACAAACTTAATGTAATATTTCAGACCAATAATACTAAAAAAGGGGGCTTCGGTCCCCTTTTTTTTAGCGTGTATAAATACTTTATATGAACGGTGAAATGTACATTTATGATTATTTTCCTACAAAAGTAGCAGAAACATATCTAAAAGATTTTGAAAATATTAACAAAGATATTTTACCTAAAATCTACAATCTAAAAAACACACAAACAGATAACGTCAAAAGATCAAACGAGGGTGGTTGGCATAGTAGAGACGATTTAAATTATAGACCTGAGTTTAGAAATATACATAACGCAATATTAGAAAGTGTTAATGCGTTAGGCAATAATCTAAACTATGATACAAACAAATACTATTTAAAAATATCTAACATGTGGTCTATTATCAATAATAAACACGATTATAATTCATCACATAGTCACACAAATGCTTTGTGGTCAGGTGTTTATTATGTAAAAGCTGACAAAGATAGTGGTAATTTAAACTTGTATGATCCTAGATTACAGGCACACACTACTCATCACTACACAAATGGTGAAAAATTACATGATATTAATTATACAAGAATGGAATTTGCGCCTACTACTGGTAAATGTTTGATTTTTCCTGGCTGGCTAATACATGATGTTTCGCCTAGTAAGTCAGATAATGATAGAGTTATAATATCTTTTAATATAGGACAGTCTCCTAAGGTATTATAAATATATGTATGACAACAACTAACAGTTATTTACGACAACCAACAAAATTAGACTATGCGTCACCAACGCAGTTTAAATTTAGTATTTTAAAATTACCTAAAGTAGAATATTTTTGTACAGAGATAAACATACCTGGCATATCACTTAACTCATTAAGCCAAGACACATCTTTAAAACAAATACCTATACCTGGTAATACACTATCATATGCTCCTTTATCTTTAACTTTTTTGATAGACGAAAATTATGAGAATTACCAAGAGATACATGGTTGGTTAGTAGGTTTAGGATATCCTAGATCACATGACGAGTTTAGAAATTTAGCTGCTGCTGGTGATGATAGATTTCCAGGCACTAGTCAACAAAAAGCAACAGAGCCAGGTAAAGTAAAATACGGTGCTGCTGACGCAGGTGGTACTTATTCAGACGCTACACTAACTGCTTTGTCAAGTAAAAACAATTCTATATTAGAAGTTAGATTTAGAGACTTGTATCCTACATCATTATCAGGTGTACAATTTACACAACAACCTACCGATATTAGTTACTTATCAGCAACTGTTGAGTTTCAATATCAAATTTATGACTTTGCTTCAGTAGGGTCATCATCAACTAGTGTAACCACATCATAGCCTTTTCTTTTTAGGTTTTTTGTGATATACTATATATTATGGAGTTATTATGGATTTAGAACAATTACAAGAGTTGGCTGATAAAGACTTAAAAATTAATGATACTGAACTTGATTTAGAGTCACTTAAAACGCCTCAATTACACAACAAATATATGAAACACTTAACAAAGTTTAAGTTATTGTTAAGTCGTGCCGAAGGTGATTTTTCTACAATAAGAAAAGAAAAGTGGGAATATTATACTGGCAAAGCACCTGCTGAAGTTTATGCTGAAAAACCATTTGATTTAAAAATACTAAAAACAGATATAGACAAATATTTAGAATCAGATGTTGAGTTTCAAAAGGCAAAACAAAAAGTTGATTACTTAAACACTATTGTTGATTTCTTAGATAGAACAATCAGAATTATCGCAAACAGAGGATTTACTATTAAAAACGCTATTGACTGGCGTAAGTTTACTAGTGGTGCTATTTAATGAATCTAAAGTTTGAATACTATTGGTATCAAAATGCCCTTACACCAGAGCAATGCTCAGATGTTATTGCTATGGGTCTGAATAAAATGGAAGAAAATAAACGTAAAGGTGTATCAAATGATGGAGTAACCTATAGTGATAATTATAAAGGCAGTAAAGGTTTTGATGTAGAGTTAGGCAATAAAACAATACAACAAATAGAAAAAGAATACGGCTCAGAGGCTGCTAAAAATAAAACTTATGTTAGAGATAGTAAAATTGCTTTTTTAGATGAACAATCTATTTACGACATACTTTGGCCGTTGATTAAAAGGGCAAATGCTGATACAGGTTGGTATTGGGATATTGACTTTTGTGAGGCACCTCAATTTACAGTTTATAAAGAAGGACAGTTTTACGGTTGGCATACAGACGGTGGTTCATGCCATAATATGAAGTATAAATTAAATGTACCAGGTGTAACTAAATTTAGTGATAAAGAAAAATATTCATATGTTTTTTCAGAAAACTATGTAGGCAAAGTTAGAAAAATTAGTTGTACTATAAATTTAAATGAAGGCACAGAGTATGAAGGTGGTGATTTGATGTTTGATATGGGACAACAAAGAACAGATCAGTTTCATAAAGTAAATGAAATAAGAAAACAAGGCTCAATGATTGTATTTCCATCATTTCAAAAACACTCAGTACAAAAAATTACAAAAGGAACTAGATACTCTTTAGTAGCTTGGTTCTTAGGGAGACCGTGGCGATGAACATAAACGAACATTTTGAAAAAGAAAGTTTTGTTGTAGTAAATAATTTTTTACAACCTGAAACAGTGATGTTATTATATCATCATGTAAAAATTATGGCACAAAGACAAGCCTTAATTATGGCAAGAAAAGATCAAAAATTAGATATAATAACTGATAATAAAATGTTTGGTACTTTTAATGACGATCAAGTTACAGGTGCCTTTTCAATGTATGGCGATCCTATTATGGATAGTTTATGTGATCTAAGTCATAAAAAAATATCAGAAATTACATCAACTAAATTACAACCTACTTATAGTTATTATAGATTATACTTTGAAAAACAAGAATTAGCAAGACACAAAGATAGACCATCATGTGAGTTTTCAACAACGATATGTTTAGGATATGATGTGTCTAACGTAGATAAAAATGTTTATCCAGATTATAGCTGGCCGATTTGGGTAAAAATGAAATCGGGCAAAGAGGTTCCTGTTAAAATGAGCCCAGGTGATATGTTAATTTACAAAGGTTGTGATTTAGAACATTGGAGAGAGAAGTTTAAAGGTGTAAATCATGCTCAATTATTTTTACACTATAAAAGATTAAAACCAGAAGGTATATCACACTTTGATGGCAGACCTGGATTAGGTATGCCTGGTTATTTTAAAGATTACAATGTTCTATTAAATGACGACAACTAGATATTTAATCATAGATAAGAAAAACGAAGTCTATCTTAAAATAGAAGCAGACGCTGATATTAGAAGAGAGTTAGGCGAATACTTTACGTTTGAAGTACCTGGTTTTAAATTTATGCCACAATTTAGAAACAGAGTATGGGACGGCAAAATTAGATTGTTTTCATATGCGACAGGTCAAATATACACAGGTTTATATCCTTATGTATTAAACTGGTGTAAGGAAAATGACGTACAAGTAGTTGATGGCACTAAGATACAAGATACAAAAATAGATGACGCTAAACTAGATAATTTAATTAAAGCACTGAAACTACCACACGAAGTTAGAGATTATCAGAGAGAAGCATTTAAACACTCAATAGAAAAAAATCGTTGTTTACTAGTATCGCCGACTGCTTCAGGTAAATCTCTTATCATATACTTAATGTTAATTTTCAACTTGTTAAGACTAAAAGATACAAAACAAGATAAGATTTTAATTATAGTACCTACAACATCATTAGTAGAACAGCTATTTAAAGACTTCAAAGATTATGGATATAATAGTGAAAGAAACGTACATAAGATATATCAAGGACACGAAAAAGACACAAATAAAAGAGTAGTTATTTCAACTTGGCAGTCTATCTACAAGTTGCCAAAAGTATGGTTTAAACAGTTTGGCATGGTCGTAGGTGACGAAGCACACTTATTTAAGGCAGTTAGTCTATCTAAAATAATGACTAAATTAGAGACTTGTAAATACAGAGTAGGATTGACAGGTACGTTAGATGGTACAAAGACACATAAACTAGTATTAGAGGGTTTATTCGGTACAGTGAATAAAGTAGTATCAACAAAAGAGCTACAAGAGAAAAAACAACTTGCTGATTTAAAAGTGATGTGTCTAATATTACAACACGATA